TAAATCATCTGCAATCTCTTTTGTTTTACATAACAAAGGAAAGCAAAAATTACTACAAGTTGGATAATACTTTGGTGTAATAAATTTATCTGGATATTTTTTTACCAATTCTATAAAATTTAGGTAATTTTTATTTCTAATTTCTATATACTTATCAAGTCTTTTTAGTTGTGATAATCCAATTACTGCACAAAGTTCATGATTTCTAAAGTTATATCCATCTGTTATAAACAAAAATTCATTTGATATATCTGGATACTGATCCACATATTCTTTATATCTAGTAGATTCTCTTGCTAATCCATGACTCCTTTTCATGCGCATCAGGTCATACAATTCATAATTATTAGTGGATACCATTCCACCTTCAATTGTTGACATATGATGTCCAAAATAAAAACTAAAAGTAGCACCTAAACTATCAGATCCCCTTTTAGATCCATCTGGAGATTTGCACCCATGAGATTCGCATATATCATCTAAAATTAAAGCATTGGGGAAAAGAGTACGACATTTTTCAGTGTTAGCAGAAAATCCAATTAAATGTGTAACAAATATCAATTTAATATCAGGATGTTTTTCTGCAATATATTCAAGATCTTCTTCACAAAAACTAAAGTTTTTTATATTAATGTCACAAAATATAGGAGTAAAACCTAATTGGATAACTGGTCCAACATTAGTTACCCAAGTACAAGAAGGAACTAAAACTTTATCACCATCATTCAATCCATAAAGTTCTTTTACTGATGCCAAAAGTAAATAATTTGCCGTGCTTCCAGAAGAAACATATAAAGAATACTTTGAACCTAACCAATCATTCCATTTAGATTCAAATTCTCTAACTTTTTTACCATTAGTAAAACGATCAGAAGTTAAAACAAATTTAGCAAGATTAAATCTATCACTTAAAGTGATATTATTTTTCATCAAAGGCCATTTAAATTTCATTTTTTTTATACCATTCGTAAGTTGTTTTAATACCTTCAAACAAAGAAATTTTAGGATTCCATCCTAAAAATTTAATTTTATCAACATTTAATAATTTTTTAGGAGTTCCATTTGGTTTAAGTGTATTCCAAATAATTTCTCCATTATATCCAACAACATCACAAATAATTTCTGCAAGTTTTTTAATACTTATATCTTCACCGGTTCCAACATTAATATGATCTGGACTATCATACATTTTCATACAGGTATAGCAAGATTCAGCAAGATCATCAACGTGTAAAAATTCCCTCATGGGGGTTCCATCACCCCAACATTCAACATAAGGAAGATTCATTTTTTTTGCCTTATGAAATTTTGATATAAATCCAGGCAATACATGTGAAGTTTCTGGATTAAAATTATCATTAGGGCCATAAAGATTTGTTGGCATTAATGATATGGCATTAAATCCATATTGTTGATGATATGCTTGACACATTTTTACTCCTACAATTTTTGCCAAGGCATACGCATCATTTGTTGGTTCTAAAGTACCAGTCATTAACTGATTTTCTGTGATTGGTTGAGTTGCAAACTTAGGATAAATGCAGGAGGATCCAAGAAATAAAAGTTTTTCTACGCCCCAACGATATGCAGAATCAATAATATTAGTTTGAATACGTAAATTTTCAGTTAGAAAATCTGCTTTATAGTTATTGTTTGCCATAATACCTCCAACTTTGGCTGCAGCAACAAAAACATACTCAGGTTTTTTAAGTTTAAAGAAGGTATCAGTTGCTTCTTGATCTGTAAAATCTACGAATTGACGAGTGCCTTTGATTATGTTAGTATATCCTTTATCTTCAAGGTTCCTCACAATTGCCGAACCAACCATTCCATTAGCACCAGCAACTAATATCTTAGAATCACTGTCCATAAACGCACATATCCTCAACTAATTGTTCAAATGAAATTTTAGGTTCCCAACCTAATTTTTGTTTTGCCTTAGTGGCATCACCTAATAAGGTCTCTACTTCAGCAGGTCGAAAATATTTAGGACTCACTCTTACAACCTCTCTTCTAGTAAGTTTATCAACACCAACCTCATTTAATCCCTCACCTTCCCAAACAATATTCATACCAAAATAAGGTGCTGCTGCCTCAACAAATTCACGAACTGAGTACTGCTCTCCTGTGGCGATTACATAATCATCTGGTTCATCCTGTTGAAGCATTAACCACATTGCTTCAACAAAATCTTTGGCATGTCCCCAATCACGTTTTGCATTCAAATTCCCGAGATATAATATATCTTGTTGCCCAGTTGAAATAGATGATAATCCTCTAGTGATTTTTCTTGTGACAAAAGTTTCTCCTCTTCTAGGGGATTCGTGATTGAAAAGAATTCCAGAACTTGCGTGTAATCCATAAGACTCTCTGTAGTTTTTAACAATCCAGTATCCATAAAGTTTTGCAACTCCATATGGTGAACGAGGATAAAATGGTGTTGTTTCTTTTTGTGGAATTTCTTGAACTAGTCCATAAAGTTCGGAAGTAGATGCTTGATATATTCGAGTTTTCTTTTCCATTCCCAAAAGACGAACTGCTTCAAGAATACGAAGAGTTCCTAATCCATCAGTTTGTCCAGTATACTCAGGTATTTCAAAAGATACTTTTACATGACTTTGAGCACCTAAGTTATAAATTTCATCAGGTTGAACTTGTTGAATAACTCTTACAAGATTAGTAGAATCGGTAAGATCTCCATAATGCAATTTAATGTTGTTGTAAATATGATCAATTCTATCAGTATTAATAAGAGAACTCCTCCTAACAATACCGTGAACTTCATAACCTTTTTCCAAAAGTAATTCGGCAAGATAAGATCCATCTTGCCCTGTAATACCTGTAATTAATGCTACTTTCATAGAGTATAGTACTTTTTATCATTATAATAAAAAAAAGAGGTTTATGCAACCTCTCTTCAATAACTCAGGCTCGCCACTTATTTTTTATCTAGAAATAAGAAACTAGGCGGGGTTTCCCCATCCACACCAGTCGGCATATTTAATGTCCAATCCGACGAGGACATAAAGGGTCATTGACTCCACCACCTAGTTTTGCTTAACTAGGAAAAGTTGGATTAGTTTTGGAATTTCTATAGCAGCATAAAAACCACATAAAAAAAGAATATCCCAAAACTTATATTTGATTGCAAAGGGAACAACAAAGATGTTACCAATACATTTTACAAATAATCCAAGTTTCATATCCCCCCATAACAGAAAAAAGTATCCTGATAAGAGAAGAATGTTACCAATGTATCTGAATACATTAGACTTTTTCATAAAGGGGTTGCTCTCGACCAGGGCTAATTTATAGTCTTACTGAGACTATGCAACTTCAACAGACTCAAGATCGCTTTCCAAATATTCCATTAACATTTCATAATCATCAAGAGGTTCTCCAGAAAATACTACACCTTCGTTTTGATAGTAACGAAAGACCTTTTTATAAAGTTTCGGATTCTTTACATCAAGGTAGATTTCCCCGTTAGCAGCAAGACGAAGAGTGCTAACATCTTTCTTGAATTTTTCGATCAGAGACATTGTTATGTTTGAATTACTCAGATATTATAAGTGTTTGACTGAATTTAGTCAAGTGTGCCAGTGAAGTAACTGGCAAGTCGGGCATAGAGGATTTGAACCTCTGGCCTTTCCGCCCCAAACGGAACGCGCTACCAAACTGCGCTAATGCCCGAAGTGTTCTATTTGATGACAATTAGAACAAAGAACTTCACATTTATTTGCTTCTTTCTTTATACTTTCAAGACACATACTTTTTCTTACCATATCTGCGACATTGTGTTTTTTGTCGCTAAGGCACAAGTGTAATATACCTCATAAGGGCATAACAGGGACTTGTGCTCTGTCTTACTAATTATAAGACTTTTTACACACTTTGTCAAGTAACTGCTACAGTTAGAGTACCTCCTTTTGAGTACAGCGGAGAATAAGTATTATCATAATTATAAATTAAACTATATTTTGCACTGTTTAAATTATAAGTTGCTCCACTATCCCCATTCGTAAGCATATCAGTCCAAGTCCTATTGAAATCCATAATATTTTCATAAAACTTTTGATTCCAAATATCCATACTTAATCCAGAAGATGGGTGTTGCCCTGCTGGACTTGTAGATCTCCAAGTAACATATTGAACACCACTTCCATCATATCCATTTACTGATGAAACTGTAAATAAACTGGGCAAACTAGGTGTCGTAGCACTAATAGAAAATCCAGTTATGGTGTTAATTGCTGTTGCATCATCGGCGGTAAATTGAACTTCCCAAGCACTTCCCTCAGTAGGAGTTGCAAGTGTTAGTGTTATTGTTGCTGACGCCATATTTTGTTCTTTATTTTTTATCTATATTATGTATAAAAGAAATTCCCATTATAGGGACTACAATTATACCAAACCCACAAAGACCCAACCATATTGGACTTGCTGCTAGTGTCTCTACAATATGGAAAATCATACTCCTCTCCAATTCTTATATTCATAATGAAAATATTGGTCTACTGTGTCGTCTAATGGTGCATCAACATTCCATTCAGACCATTCTTTACAAAACTGTTTTATATGTTCATTGTTTAAAACTCGTCTACCATATGACCTTACAAAACAGGTCATCGCAAATTTATATCTTTCTTTATCCATATGCGTGAGTGAGTCCCCATTGAATGAGTAAAGCAATTGTCGAAAAAAGTAAAATAGCAGATACAGAAGTTTTCATTACATTCCTCCGTTTCTAAAACCGACTATGTAACCAATAATGAGACCACACATAAAGGATACGAACATATACAAAATGTGTGAGACAAACTCAATGAATATCAACCAGTCCGTCGTAGTCATCGTCTTCGTAAGTAGATGGTTCTTCAAAGAGTTCTTCCATTTTTTGTTGTAAAACTCTTTCTTGTAGTTCTTTTAAATCGTCCTCTGTAATCATTTGTCCTTTAAAAGTTCTTCTATTCTTTTACGCATATTTGTGCTGTCTTGTTTCATATAGTCACGCAAAGAATAACCACGCTGATTTCTCATAATACAAGTTCCTTGATAGAACATTGTGGAGGCAAATACCAATAATAAGACAATGCCGATTATTTCAGGGTAATGTCTAACCATGGGAATATGGGAGGAATAACACCTACAAGTCTTAAAAGTCCCTCAGCAAATAAAGCAAGAACAACCCAACCAACACACATAGAAATAATGGAAGCATTCCGATTGTGCCTTCGTATAGCAGCATCAATCATCTCCTGAACTTCATACCTACTCACTAATTCATTATGATCATGAATCATTTTTCATCTCCAAGAAACTTTGCGAGAGGATCTCTTCTGGTCTTTACAATTTCAACTGCTCTCTTATAGAACATATTATTTGTGTTCCCAGAGGCTTCGAAAGTCTCCTTGATCTTCACCCAATTATCATAGGTGTGTTGATCCATAAGAATTTGAGTTGAATACTACTAGTTAGTCTAGTAAGTGCTTTCAACTTGTCAAGTTTGTGTTGATACAAAAACATAGATTAAGAAAATCTATGTTTTTGTAATATTTTTAAACGGAGGAAAGGCGAGTCGAACGCCTAAGGGCTTTAACACCTCAACGCTTTTCAAGAGCGGTTCCGTCACCAATCGGATTGTTCCTCCAATAAAGTCCTTAACGGACTTCAAAATCTAATCGTCTTACTTTACGTTGACGACGTGCTTCTTGCCAAGCAATATCTTCACTTGTAAGAACACCAGATTTTATTTTATTATGATAAGAGTTTAGTATAATAACTTGTGATAAGTCAACTGCTGAAATCTTATCTCCACGAATCGTTGCCATATTTGAACAACCACATGTTACTGTTTTATTTCGATGCCCTTCTATTTCCTTTCCACAGGAGCGACATCTTATTTTCAAATTTTCCATTTTAATTCATTCAGTAAAAGATCTTAACATCCAAATAAATTTTCCGTGTGCTTCATTTAAGTCATCAATAAGATTAGTAGTTCCTCTTGATTTTTGTAATTCTGCTTCTTCAGCAACTTCTCCCAAAAGTCTAACTAGAGTTTCATTATCAGAAATAAGATCTCTTACCATTCCCATATCATCCAATTTATTATTTGTTTCAAGAACATGAGAAACCTCAGTAATTCTAGTAAGAGTACTGACAGGTTTAATTTTTAAATATCTCATATGTTCAGTAAGACGATCAATTTCTTCAAACATTGCTTCATATTGTTCTCCAAAAACTTTATGAAATTGATAAAACTCAGATCCTACAACATTCCAATGATAAACCCAAGTTTTTTGAAACAACATGAACAGGGTTGCTTGAGTATCTGAAAGTAATTTATAAAGTTTTTCCATTATACCAGTTTTTTAGATATTTATAATGGGCAATCACAGATTCGAACTGTGGACTTTCTGCGTGTAAAGCAGACACTCTAACCGCTGAGTTAATCGCCCTGAAATTTATTCAGTCTAACATATACTCTACTGTATTTGCAACATCACTCATAGCATCACGAAGATTTTCTCTTTGACCCGATTCTTGTTTAACAATTGGGCGATGATCATCGACAAGAGTCCAACGCCATTGATTTAGTTCTTTACAAAACCACAAATTAATTTTCATTCTTATAATGCTCTAATTCTACCCAGCGAAGAAGAGTATTAAAAGCATAAATTGATGCTTCTGTACAGTTATCTTCTTTGAGTTTCTGGATATAATACTCAAGTGCCTCAATGACCATTTCACGGTCTTTCTGGGAAATAAGAGACATAAACCTCCTAACTCGTTACTTATAATACAATAAAAAGGGGGTTTCGTCAACCCCCTTCGTTATAACTATGTAGTTGCGGATCAGAAAGTAAACTTCGCCTGAATTACACCACCAAAGTTATCGGTAGCATTACGGAAAGACTGGTTGTTGGAAACATAGAAGATCGCAGGAGTCACACTGATGTTGTCGCTCACACGATACTTATAGAATACTTCCCACATCGTTGCGTTCGCAGGCAGTCCTTGAGCGTTGCCTGGTTGTCCCACAGCACCACCAAAAGAATTACCCTTTGCAAACACATCACTCCATTGAAGTCCAGTGAACCAAGACTGAGAGTTGGTAGCACCGTTTGCGTTAGGTAGAGGAGCACCACTCACATAGTTCCAACCATAAGCAGCAGAGATGGAAGGAACCCAACCACTCTGCAGAGGTTGCCAGTAAGCATTCAGAGCATAACCATTTGAACCTTGTCCGTTGGTAAGAGCACCACTACCACCACCAAGAGCGTTGAAGGTGCGAACACGAGTGCCCCGAGTACCGTAACGATAACCGAAAGCAACACCCCAGTTAGGAGCTTTATAACCAATCTGAGCAAGAGTATTCAGTCCACCAGATTCATTGAAGACACCAGTCTGACTGTTGTTACCGTTTTCGGCAACATAGTTCAAACCAGCAACGATTCCACCTTTCTTTCCAGGTTGAACATACTGAACGCCAAAACCAGCACCAGTTGCCTTGTTATAGACACCAGGAGCGCCAGCAACAGCAAAGAAGTCAAGAATTTCTGAGCGATATGCCGAAGGAATCCATGCCATCTCAGTGTTACGAACCAGAGCACCAGCAGTCAGAGTTACACCCTTGCTAACTGGGAACTGATAGTAAAGACGATCCAACCAAACATTGCTGTTAGTTCCAGTGCCTTGTGATTGTTCTGCCTTATCCAGTTTGAACAGAGAACGTGAAGAACCAAAAGGTTGAGCACTGAAGTTACCACTACGCAGACGGGTACGAAGCAAGTCCTTACCAGTGAACGAAGTATCAAAATTCAGACGGAGATCATAGTTGAAAGTTGTGTTTCCAGATTGGTTTCCGTTTGTGAGGTAAGCATTATTAACGCCACCCAGAACAAAATTAACTTCACCTTTCAGTTTGGTTGTGGTGGAGAATTGTTGTGCTTCCAGAACACCAACTTTGGTTTCCAGACCATCAACACGACCTTTGAGAACTGCAAGTTCTGCTTGGAACTCGTTCATCAGACGACGAAGTTCATCGGTGACTTCAGAGACACGATCAAGGCAAGCATTCAAAAGTGCTGCTGCCTCAAAACGAGTCATTGCCTTACCACCACCAAAGGTGCCGTTAGGATAACCAGCAACGCAACCATAACGCTCTACGAGGTTGCTGAGTGCTTGATATGCCCAGTCGGTAGGACGAACATCAGAGAATTGAGTAATGCTTGTAACTTGACTCTCAGAGTATTGATTGACCGCACCCATATTAAGTTCTGCGGCATTCGCAGCAACAGGAGCAACCATACCCAGAGCAACAGGTGCAAGCATCAGTTGATTGAGTTTCATAAAAGTGTTTTAGTACTAAACGACATATTGAGTAACTTTGCAAATAGTTGCGGCATCGTCACATCACGGTATTTATCTTAACAGTTTCTTTGGGATCAGTCAAGCCCTTTACGGGTTTTACGATTTTTATAAGCGAATGACGGGGATCGAACCCGTGACACCAACTTGGAAGGATGGGATGTTACCGCTACACCACATTCGCAAAAGTGGGAGATTTCTCTCCCAGCACATTCCCTTCACACGGATAAGGAAATTATATAACAAACTTAAAAGTTTGTCAAGCCCCCGACAAGACTTGAACTTGCGACAACCGCTTTACAAAAGCGGTGCTCTACCAACTGAGCTACAAGGGCGAAAGGTGATGAGTGCCCATCACCAGCGGAAGACACTCTCCGCAACGAGAGGGGGTGATCAAATCCCCGACCTAAGAAAACTTAGGATTTAGTGAGTCGGATATGATGATCCCGACTCTTATGGAAGACGCAGACATTTCCAGACCTTCCAACTCCCGTTGCTGGGATCGAACCAGCGACATTCGGATTAACAGTCCAACGCAACTACCAACTGTGCTAAACGGGAATGATGGAGTAAGTGTGATATATCTCATAAGGATATAACAGTGACTTACCCTCTATCACTTTTATATATTAGACTAATTTTGAGTTTATGTCAAGTCCAAAGATTATGGTCATATTCCCAATGACAGTTTGGACACAAAGGCATTATATTTTCTTTTGAATTTATAACACTAATCATAATATCTTCACTAAAAGAAGATATTGGTTTAATGTGAGCAATTTCTATATGTTTATTATAACCACACTTTGTACATTCAGTAAATCCAAGTTTTTTAGCAAAAGATCTTGCTCGTGTTCTAACTAATGCGAAAGCAGAAGATCTATGATGTTTTTCATATATCGCTTCTCTAAGCGTCATATCTCTTACTTCTCTTTCTTTCATCCATAACAAATAATGTTCTTTACAGCGAGAACGATTTGCTGTTATTGCTTCTCCACAATCAATACATTTATGTTCTGGTTTTCTTTTTGGTGCTATTTTATTATTATATGAGGCAGCACAACTTCTCCCACAAAACTTTGGATTTTTTGTTTCTCCTTCACAGAATAAACATTTATTCATAATCGAACCTTTTAGTTATTATTATTTATAATACTCTAAGGTTCAAAAAGCGTCTCAGGAGGGACTCGAACCCCCGACCAACTGCTTAGCTTACCACTACGAATTTCTCCGCCATTTCTGTTTGTGGTCTGGACTTTCTCTTTACCATATCCCAAAGGACTTAGGCACTTCCCGTAAAGTCTCTACACCTTCATCTAACGATGCTTGGCTCGGGATTGCCATTTTAAAGGGTTCCCCGAATTTGAGAAGTTACATTCATAAAGTTTCCTTTATGACGCTCCATTTATGTTTAAGGCAGATGCTCTATTCCACTGAGCTACTGAGACAGTATGGAAGAACAAAATCTTCCAAGTAGGACTGGAGGGAATTGAACCCTCTTCACACCGTTATAAGCAGTGGGCCTTAACCAATAGGCGACAGTCCCAGAGACCCTCCTGTTTGTGCTTCTATGAGAGGCATGGAGGGGGAGGGTCTTATGGAAGGGTTGGAACCTCGCCTGCCCATGAGAGTATTATAAGGTGCTAGAACCTACCCGTCAAGCCTTTGCTGCTTTACGAGCGTTCTTCTCCTCAGAAATCTCCAACCTACGCGCCTTGACGAGTTTTGAAAGTTCCTGAAGTGCTTTGCGTGCTCTTGTACCTGCGGCACTATTTCCACCTACAAACTTTTCATCTTCAGTTTGCCAAGTAGTTACCGCATCGGTGATTTGTTGTACTGTAGTAGACATAATAATCTCCAAAAAATAAGATATGTTTATATATAACACTTTTAAAAACAATTTTCAACCCAAGGAGCACAAATTCTCATTGGTGGTGCAAGTTTCTTACATTCTTCAGTATAACACAAAGTCTCATCGTTTCTTTCTTCTAGATATTTTTGTCTATGTTTTTTATCATAATCGGAAATAATCCGATTATATTCCGAATTTACATCACGAATTGCTCGATCAACATCCCTTTCAACTCTACGATTTATTTTGTTAGGATCTTTAAGTATAACTTCATTAATAATAGTTTGTGGGAAAAATTCTCTTTGAATTTCGTCCAGTAAGTCCCAAAGTGCATTTTCAGATACCTTAGTACATTGTGAAAGTGCTGCAATAATAGTTGATAATATAATCCCTACAATTATAAGTTGTTTTTTATCTGGTTTTTTATTTCCAAACTTAAATTTAAACATAAAGGGGAGTAAGTAGCACTCCCCTTATATATCAAACTTCTACCACGATCAGTCTGGAAGCATAATCATGAGCATACGAAGTGCGAGCACCATGATGCCCCCAACCAATCCAATCATACGCATAGTCCATGTAACGATTGATAGA